GGGATTACTTTGTCTACGAATAAGGATGCCAGCTGGCATCAGGGTGCCTCCAGCATGAGGGTTCAGTTTAAGAACCCTAGTGCTGTGGGAGGGACGTTGGAGATATTTTATGTTAAGCCACGAAGGAAGATTCAGCAGTCCTTGACTAACTGTTCAAGTGGTGGAGTTTGGGTCAAGACTGATGGGTCCGGATCTATCACAGATATCCCTATTGGGTGGACTGTGTCTAGTCCGTATGGAGCATCTCCATTGGAGGCTGCGACACTAGGTCTGCATAGGCAGACAGGCCAGAACATTAGTGGCCTGAATTTGTTTACCACTCCTATGGTGCAGTTGACTGACAGCAAGGATTTTAATGATCTATATAAGATAACAGCGAAGTGTAAGGCTTATATTCCTCCTGGAGGAGTGGTGGAGAAGAGTTTGATCAATAAGCGTGGTAGGTTGATTAATTCAACGCTGCTAGCTAATTGTTTTTATGATACCAGAACGCAGTTTCTGGTGATGAGGTATATTCCTGAAACCAGTATTGTTAATGCTGGCCCGGGAGTGCCAGATATTTATAACACTAATGAAGGAATGTTGATTGGAACTGTTTATTTTAGAGACAGTTTTAAGCAGGTGTATGGAAATACTCCTGTTACTTCCATCGCGCAAAATACGTTTATGGTGGTTGGAGCTGCTGCAGCTGGACAAGCAACGACAACCCACAAAGATATTTGAAAATTCAAAAAAAGGTGTTTTTTAACACCACCAGAAGTACATTGTATTGCCGGTTCATAGGTCCAGGACAGTATTACCCTGGACCTATGAACCATGTCCCATAATTTAAAAATGTTGCAAAGTCGCAGGTGGTGCTTTACACTGAACAACTACACCGCGGCTGAGCAAGAATCAATAAGGACATGGGAAGATGTTAAATATAGAGTTGTTGGCAAGGAGGTGGGCGAGGAGCAGACACCTCACTTGCAGGGGTATGTGGTGTTCGAGCGGTGCAAGCGTTTGGCAGCTGTGAAGAAGCTGCTCGGGCGCGCGCATTGGGAGGTAGCGCGGGGGAATTCCAAGCAGAATGAAGATTACTGCAAGAAGGATGGAAGCTATGAGGAAGCTGGCGAGTGTCCAGCTGAGGATGGAGGAGCTGGTGAGAAGCTGCGCTGGAAAAAGGCACGGCTCGCAGCAGAGGCGGGTGAGCTTGGCGAGATCCCTGATGACATTTATGTGCGGTACTACCGCACTTTGAAGGAGATCGCGAAGGATCACATGACGAAGGTTGAGGACGCTGGCGACGTGACTGGCGCGTGGTACTGGGGTGCGCCTGGAACAGGCAAGTCGCGCAAAGCGCGTGAGGACTTCCCAGACAGCTATCTCAAGATGCAGAACAAGTGGTGGGATGGCTATCAGGATGAGGAGACTGTCATTTTGGATGATTTTGACAGCAAGGAGCTGGGGCATCATTTGAAGATCTGGGGTGACCGCTACGCTTTCCTGGCTGAGGTGAAGGGCGGAGCTTTGCAGATTCGTCCCCAGAAGATAGTGGTGACATCCAACTACAGCATCGATCAGCTTTTTGGTCACGATCCCGAGATGTGCAACGCGATCAAGCGTCGATTTGCTGCTGTACATTTCGCGGTCGGTCTCGGCGTGGCGTAGCGGTAAGCGCCGCGGCTATTTATTATTTATTGCAGGATTTGGGCCCGTAGGGCCCGAAATCCTGGATGGAGTATAAATTTGAATGGTCCTGCTGATCCATTCATTATTTATATTTAATGCCTAACAAACGCAGGAATACTGGTCCCCTACGCTCAGCTGCTAGAGCTGTGGGAGCTGGAGTAGGAGCTGCTTATCGCCTTCATGGAGCTTACAAGAGGGCGAGGACGGCAGTGCGCCAGATTAGGCGCAAGTTTGTGGCAAGGAGAAAGGGGAAGCGTAATCCCCTTAATCATAGTGGTGATGTGGCTGGTACTTTTGTTAAGTGCAGGGATCGTACTTTTCGTAAGAGAAGTAAGAAAGTCGTGGCAAAGCAACAATCCTTTGCTAGGAAGGTAAACGGGGTGTTGTATCACAACATTCCACGAGTTGTGCAGATGTACTCGTATACCTTTCAGATTGTGGATAATGGGGCCTCTAAGGGCCATCCCTGTAATTGGTTCCAGTTGTGTCTGGACGGTGTCCAGAACTGTGTAAGTTCACTGGGCAATTGGAACCATGGGAATATTCAGATTAATCAGGGGGCCACAGGGATTCCTGGAAATCCTTGTGGTATCCAGCTATTACTAATGAATGCTACTACAGGAGCTGATCCAAGTATTGGAACTAATTTCGTTAATGGTCCTAACGTAATGAGTTCGAGTTACGACAGTGGGTCGTCAGGGATTACTTTGTCTACGAATAAGGATGCCAGCTGGCATCAGGGTGCCTCCAGCATGAGGGTTCAGTTTAAGAACCCTAGTGCTGTGGGAGGGACGTTGGAGATATTTTATGTTAAGCCAC